AACCGTGAGTCGTGGGTTGTGTTCGTCGATGTGGTGGAAGGTGACACGACTAACGCGAACGGCGGCGCCTTTCTGAAACTCGGCGAGCTTTACGATAAGGAATGGCCCGACGCGTTCGGCAATCGCCGCAAGGTCGATGCGTTCGCGATCGACTCGGGCTTTCGCTCGCATGTCGTTTATCATTGGTGCCAGTCGCGCCATAACGCTTATGCAGTTGACGGCCGCGACGGCTGGCATCTGCCGGCGATCGGAACGCCGAGCGTCAAGGATATCGATCTCGACGGCCGCAAGCTTGGCTATGTCAAGCTTTGGCCCGTCGGCACGTGGCCGCTTAAGGGCCATTGGTATGAGGATTTGAGGCGCGAGGGTAAAGCCGCCGGCCGCGAAGTTGATCCGCCGGGTTACTGCCATTTCGGCAAGTTTCTCGACGAAAATTACTTCAAACAGGTCACGGCCGAATATCTCGCGGATGTTCGCAATCGCGGGCGGCAAACTAAACGTTGGGAGCCGCGCGGAAATCAGGCGAACCATTGGTTTGACTGCCGCGTCTACAACATGGCCGTCGCCGATCACCTCGGCCTCTCGTCGATGACAGAGGATGAGTGGAAGTTGCTCGCGCGCGAGCGCGCGCCGACGATCTCGCAAGGCGATCTATTCGCCGCGCGTCCGCTCGCCGTCCAAGTTGCGACCAGTCCCGCGTCCGCAACGCCGTCCGCACCGTCGGGCGGCGATGATCCGCCGCCGGTTCAAGACGCGTCACCGCCCGCAAATGCCAGTGACGACGCGCCGGCGGCGAGATCACAAGCCGAGCCGACCGGCTCGGGCTGGATCGGGCGCGATCTCAGCAATTGGGGCGAACGCTAAGCGCGGTTTTGCTTCGTACGATACAAAAAGGACACCGGACCATGACAAAGCCGAGCCTCTACATCATCGGCGCCGACAAGGGCGGCGTCGGAAAAACCACGATCACGCGCGCGTTTCTCGACTACCTCGACGCGCTCGGCATGCAGAACCGGCCTTTCGACACCGAAAACGAGGTGTTGCCGAGCGCGGAAAACCCGACGGGCGGCGTGCTCAAGCGCTTCTATCCCGAGCGCGCCGAGATCGTCGATCTCGCCGACTCCGACGGGCAGATGCGCGTGTTTGACACGCTCAACAGCCTCGCCGCGACGGTGATCGACATTCGCGCCGGGCTTTTGTCGCCGACGTTGCAGTTGCTCGCCGATATCGGTTTCCTCGATCCCGACAAATACGCGATCACGGTGTTGCATGTGCTCGGCAACACGCAAACGTCGATCGACGAAATCAAGCCGGTCGCGGCCAGGCTCGCCGCCGGCGCCCGGCACCTCGCCGTCGGCAATCGCATCAACGCGACGAAATTCTCGTTTCCGGCCGACGCGCTCGACGTGCCGATGTTGAGCGCGGCGGCCGTCGAGGCCGTCGATAAATCGAACATGCCTTTCCGCACGTTCGGCAAGGAAAATCCATCTGCGGTGCTTCGCGGCACCGTGAACACTTGGCTCGATCGCGTCTATGCGCAGTTCGCAGGCGCTAAGATCGCTTAGCAGGAAACAGTAATGCACTTTCCTCGGAAATCATTTGTAGCTCAGCTACAGGCCCTCGGGATGTATCCGCCCTCGGCGCAGCACCTATGGGATACTTTCGATTTCATCGGTGATAGCCGGTGCGATGCGATCTCGTCGGCCGTCGCCGGCCAGTCGCATGGCACGTGTGCCAATCACTGGTTTCCTTGGGTGCGGGCGTTGAGTCAGCACAAGTATAAGCTCGGCCTCAACCTCGGCATGTCGGGCAAGTCAACCGATCAATACATCAATGCCAACCTTGCGCGGGCTCTCGCGAGCAAGTCGGGATGGCTGGTGTTTGATAAGCCGTGCATCAACAACCTCGCGGCCGTTCCGAATGGCGGGGTGTTCCCTTGGGTCAACACTAACGGCGTTCTGGTCACGACCGATAACGTCGCGCAAGTTGCTGTTGGCGATATCATCGACGCCGCGACGCTGGCGCTCGCCGTCGGCAAGCGTGTGTTGATCACCGCCGAGCCGGGATCGACGACGCTCACGGCCGGCATGTTGAACCAAGCGTTTCTGGCATCCGAGATGCTGAAAGCATGGGCCGATGCGACGCCGGGCGTGTACTTCTACGATCCGCGCGGGCGCATCTGGAATGCGACGGCATCCGCGACCGGCCTTGCGTTCAAGGCGGGGTTTTCGAGCGACGGGACGCATGCTTATCCGCTGATGGCGTACACGGAAGCGCTCGACGTTAAGCAGATGCTCGACCCTATCGTGCTCGGCAACGATAGCGGCTCGTTCAACATCGCTATGTCGAACGCGAATTACAGCCGCGAAATGGCGCCAAACCCGCTTTTCAACGCGTTGACCGGCGGCGTTCGCACCACCATCGGCGGCACGGGCAACGTGCCGGCCGGCATGACTGTTTCCGGCGCGGCGACATCGACGTGCAACATCACGTCAGCCGCTAACGCGAACGGTTGGGGCAATGATGTCACGTTCGCGATCAACACCACGGCCGCCGACTCGGTCAAGCTTCTGATCGCGCAGCCAGCGAACGGCCTTTGGACGTTGAACAGCTACATGACGGCGGGCATTGATGTCGATGTCGCCGCCGGCGCGAGCAACGCTTATGTGCCTTATCTGGCGCATGTGATCGGCACCATCAGCGGCGGCGGCAACGTCGGCGATAATGTCTATGACATGTATTCCAACATCGACTCGTGGTTTAGCCCGGCCGCTGCTTACTCGATGCGGCTGCGCACCACCAAGACGCAGCCGAGCGTGATCCGGCCCGGCGCGACCGGCCAGTGGTACACGCAAGCGGTGTTGAACGTCGTGTTTAAGGCGGCCGGCTCGATGACTGTGACGCTTCGCCGGCCGACGTTCCGCAATAGCTTGGTTTACGTTAACGGCGCGTTCGCCGGTTAGAGGGGGCGCCGATGGCGTACACGCAAGACGACATCGACGCGCTCAAGGCCGCAATCGCGACCGGCGCGCAAAAGGTGACGTTCGGCTCGGGGCCTGATAGCCGCACCGTCGAATATCGCTCGCTCGATCAAATGCGGTCCATCCTCGGCGACATGCTCGCCGAGGTGTCGCCGTCGAGCGTGCGCTCGACGATCAGTTACGCCGAGTTTTCGAGGGGTTGATCGATGTCGAGATTTCTCAAGGCGCTGGCTTACGTGGCGCCGATGGCCGCCGTGCGCCGCGCGCACGCGTTCGCCGCGCTCGATGCCGGCCGGTCCTATGACGGCGCGATGGTTGGCCGGCGCGGCAAATCGTTCAAAGGCTCAATGCAGGATAGCGCCAACGGCGAGATCGGGCCGGCGCTGTCGAAACTGCGGGCGCGCTCAAGCGATCTCGTGCGCAACACGTGGATCGGCGCGCGCTGTCTCGATGTGCTGTCGGCGCATGTGATTGGCACCGGCATCACGGTCGCATGGGAAGATGAGCGCATCCAAACGCTTTGGGATGAGTGGTGCATGTCCTCTGATATTGAGGGCGTGCAAGACTTCGCCGGGCAACAGTTGACGGCGTTCCGCTCGTCGCTTGAGCGCGGCGACGCCGGTGTGCGCATGGTGCCGCGAAAGATGGGCGGCGATCGTCGAATCCCGCTGGCGCTGCAAGTCGTCGAGGGGGACGTGATCGCCACCGAGCGCAACGGCGTGTTTGATGGCAAAAAGTCGCGCCTCGGCGTTGTGCTCGGCGAATGGAATGAGCGCGAGGGCTATTGGCTGCACCCCGAGCATCCGGGCGAAATGGGCCAAACGCCGCAAGGCGTGAGCATCGTTCCGAATTTCGTGCCGCGTGCCGACTTCTGTCACCTCTATCGCGTGTTGCGAGCGGGCCAGGTTCGCGGCGTGCCGCTGCTCTCGCCGGTGCTGATGGATGCCCGCGATTTCGCCGACGTGATGGATGCGAGTGTCGTCAAGCTGCGAATGGAAGCGTGCTATGGCCTGATCGTCAACGCCGCCGATCCGGTCAAAAACCTCGCCGACGCCAAGACGCGGCAAGACGAGTCGGGCCGCAACATCGAGGGCATGTCTCCGGGCATGATCTATCGGGCGAAACTCGGCGAGACCGTGCAAGCATTCTCGCCGTCGGGCTCGGGCCAATTCGAGCCGGTCGCGCTCGCCGCGCTGATGGGGATCGCCTCGGGCGGCATGATCACTTACGATCAGTTGACCGGCGATTTGCGGCAAGCGAATTATTCATCGCTCAAGGCCGGCGAGCGCATCCTCAAGGTGCTTGTCGAGCAACTGCAATGGTTGCAATGCACGCCGCAACTGATGCACCGCATCACCGAGCGTTGGCTTTCTGTCGCAATGATGGCCGGCGAGGTGCGGGCGCGAAAGAAGCCGTACGCGCGCACCTATGTGATGCCTGCGGTGATGCCGATCGACCCGCTCAAGGATCTGAAAGCGGACATTCTCGCCGTTCGATCGGGCCGGATGTCGCCGCAAGAGTTCATTGGCGCTTGGGGCCGCGACTGGCGCAAGGTTGTCGAGGAAACGCGCAAATTCTGGAAAGAGGCCGACGCCGGCGACGAGCCGCTTACGCTCGACATCGATCCGCGCCGCGTCGATCAACTCGGCAAATCGCAACTCACGCAAGATGCGGAGTCCGATCCGTCCGACGACAAAAACCTCGGCAACGCCGGGGAATAGAAGGGCAAGCAATGAGGAAAGCATATTGGATGCGCGGCCTTGCCGCGCGTCCGCATCAGACTCCCGACGGCTTTGTGCCGGGCGAGATCGTCGCGCGCGCTGCGAGCGACGATCTGTCGGCCCGGTTCACGCCGTCGAGCTACAACAAAGCCAAGCGCACCGTCGAGGCGATCTTTTCCGCCGGCTCGCGTGTGTCGCGCTGGGGTGTGTTTGAGGAATTGGCGATCTCGGCCGAGGCGATCGACTTGTCGCGCGTCGCGCTCGGGCAGGTTCGATTGCTCGACACACATTCGCAAGGTTCGATCGACGCCGTGTTCGGCGTCGTCGAGGAAGCGCGGATCGAGGGCGGCAATCTTGTCGGCCGCATCCGCTTTGCCGACACCGAACGCGGCCGGAACGCCGAGGGCATGGTCGCCCGAGGCGAAATCACCGGCATCTCTGTCGGCTATCGCGTGACGACGTGGACTCTCACGTCGCTCGCAAACGAGGTTGAGGTTTGGCGCGCTGATCGTTGGGAGTTGCTTGAAGTCTCCCTTGTTTCGGTTCCCGCCGATCCTCAAGCGTCGATTCGCTCGACGCAAGTTTCATCGCAACGGGCAGATGATGCCCACCATCAGGAGAACGACGACATGCGGCGCAACGCTGCCAACCCGACCGAAACCACCCCGGCGCCCGCGCCGGCGCCCGAGGGCACCCGCGCCGCACCGGCGCCCGCGCCCGAGGCCACGCGCGCCGCGCCCGGCCCCGACGCTGCGACGCTGATCGCCGCCGAGCGCACCCGTTCCGCCGAGATCGGCGAAATCGGCACCCGTGCCGGCATGACTGCTGCCGATGTCACCGCCGCTCAGCGCGACGGCGTCACCGTCGAGGCGTTCCGCGTTCGCGCCTTCGATCACATGGCTACGCAGGCCGATCGCACCCGCTCGTCGAGCGTGACGATCACCCGCGACGAGACCGACACCCGGCACCGTTTCATCACCGATGCGCTCACGGTTCGCATGGGCGGCGCCTCGGCGCTTCGTGACGACGCGGGCCAGGCTCGCGCCCTCGATCCCGCCGCGCGCGAGTTCATGAGCTACAGCCTCGCCGACGTGGCGGCGGTTGTGCTCAATGAGCGTCGCATGCCCGTCGGCGCCGCCGCGCGCGAGGATGTGCTCCGCCGTGCGATGACGACTTCCGATCTGCCGGTGATCTTCGAGTCGACCGTCAATCGCGTTCTGCTCTCGCGCTACACCGTCGCCGCGCCGACCTATCGGCAGATTTCGGTTCAGCGCAATTTCCGCGACTTCCGCCCGCATGAACAGATGCGCATCGGCGATTTCCCGATGCTCGCGCCCGTCACGCAGTCGGGTGAGATCAAGTTCGGTTCGTTCGGCGATAGCAAGGAAGTCGTCGCCGTCGCGCCG